GGTCAATTGGGTCCCCAGTGATACTATATATTTCAACAAATGTATTAGGAATTTTGCATTGCAGTAGATGTGACAGAATCGGTGCAGCTTGATCCCAAAGTATATAGCCATTTGTACATTTAAAACATAATGATGCAAGTTTAGAAAATACTCTAGTTTTAGTTGGAAGTACATCCTCAGGAATAAATTGTTCACTATATAATAATTGATTTTTCATCAAATTAAAGTCAGCATAACGTCCAAATTCATCCATTTCATATCCAAGAAAATAAAATTTTGACGTACTTGATACATCATAAACAAAAGATTTTTCAAGAGACATATTAAAATTAAGTTTATTTTTAAACCATGATTTCATTTGTTCTAAACTAAATAAATGATTTGATCCAAATAATGAATCATCTCCCATAACTGAATAATCTACAGGATCTGGATAATGCCCGACAAGATCGAGATTTAATAAAGATAGACCAATGTAGTTAACAATAGATCCAACTATGTTCGTTTTTATAGAACCAGACATAATTGCAGCTTCTTTTTCTTTAATTAGACAAGGAACTCCGTCTATTGCAGATGCCACTGAACAGGTACAGAAATAATCTGTCAAATCTGACCACAGTGATTCTTGTGTTCTATTTCCTAGTGATAGATGCGTTCTCAACCAATTATGTGTAATGTGAATAATTATGTTAGTCGTATTTTGATCAAACGAGATTTGATCTAGAGCATAAGCATACTTATTTCTTTGTTTTATTTTTCTGATTCGGTCAGCCAATTCAGGAAATTTGTTTCCGAAACAGTAAACTGAATCTTTTACTTTTTCAAAGTGATCAAAAAATGGTCTCATGAAGATATTTTCTAATCCTAGAATTAAATGTCCAAACATATAAAATTGTCTCTTTTTAATACCAGATGTTCTAACTTGTGTTCTCCAACGTACAACAGCAGGGAATGACATCCAAGAGTTATCTCCAGAATATAGAGTGTAATTTAATTGATTAGACACATTTTCAAAGTTTTCAGCTTTCTTTAAAAAATCAGGATAAGATCCAGATGTGTTTTGAGGTAAAGTTAATAGTGCACGTTCAACGGTTACAGGTTTAAATTTAATACCTTCTAATTTAAATGCTTTATCCAAGTGTTTGAATAATTTAGACATATTTATTTTTGAAACGTCAGGCAAATTAACTTTTGTTGTTAGTAATTCAATTGCTTCATTTCTTAATTTAATTGAATCTTGTTTTATTTGTTGTTTTGATGGTATAACAGCTTTTCTATCAAAAGCTTCCTCGAACAGAGGTTCGTTTATTACAGTTGGAATGCTATTCATAGCTGAATAAACAGTTTTGATCGTTTTATCAATATCAAGGGGAGGAAGATTCTTATGTCTACTCACAATTTGATTCTTAACGTACCAATTAAAGTCAGCATATCTTTGGAACTTAGCCAGTTTTGATTGGGTTCTAGACGGTTGGTTGAAACGATTTTGTTTTCCAAAGGAAAACAGTTTTTCATTGTTTGGAAAAGGTTTTGCCATAATATTTATTCTAAACGCTCTCTCCTAATAGAGCTTAAGTGAATGCAATGGTGCTATTCTTCTTCAAAAAAAGAGAAACAATGAACCTAAATCTTCTCGACTGAGAAATAGGGGTTCTTTTTTTGCTTACATGATAAGTGTGGAAGGATTACA